GCCGTCTGAATACGCTTCCGCACTGGTAGCAAAACACCTTACACGAGAAGGGATACAGTGATGAGTAGCCGCCCCTTCCTGTTTTCGTGTAGCTACGTATAGTCTTTCTGAACTCCAATTCGCGTTATACCCGGTTGTATGTGTCTTTATCAATTATCGCTTCGTGATTGTCCTCTACTAGGTACATCTGCTTGTCGGCATACGCTGTACGTCGCTTTGCACGCCACGGTTCCAGAATCGTCTTTTGGAGAAGCGCGTTCCCTAGATACTTTTCATTTTTCAGCATATACAGTATTGTCGATTCGTCCCAGTTGTCGAAGCCTTTATATGTCTTTATCCCGCGCTTTTTTAATTCGTTCGCTACGCCCTTGCTACTCAACCCGCTGAGGTATAGGCTGAATATTAACCTCACCACCTCTGCCTGTTCTGGATTGACTATGTACTTTTTATCTTCGGTCATATCGTATCCGTATATCCTAACGCCGCGTACTATTCCCTGTTCATTTCTGCGCTGAATTCCCCAGTTCACACTGTCGCTCAAACTGTCTGATTCTTCCTGCGCTATTGATGCGTACAGTGTTATCATGAAGTTTGTGCGCTTATCGTCCTCTATGCTGTTAAGGTGTTCCTTTTCAAATATGACTGGTACGCCCTTCTGTCTCAGTTCATCAACGATTGTCAGCACATCCACAACGCACCGTGCGAATCTCGACACCGACTTGACCATTATCATGTCAATCTTGCCGTCAAGCGCATCCTGCACCATTCGTCTAAACTCACCTCTTTTCTTCATGCTTCGTCCCGATATACCTTCGTCCGCATATATTCCCGCGAACTCCCATTCAGGGTTTTCCTGTATGTAGTTCGTGTAGTACCGCTTCTGCGATTCGAAGCTTGTCACTTGCTCTTCCTTATTGGTTGAGACACGCGCATACGCGCACACGCGCTTCTTTCTTTCAAATAATGCTTCGTAGGTGTTATGCTTCGGCGCGGCGGGTATCACTCGCACTTTATTTACTTGACTCATACCTTATACCTCCTATTATATCTTTGTCTCTGTAGCCATATTCGATGCTGACTATTGCATTGTCTCCCGATTTAAGTTCGTAGACGATTTCCTCTCGGCTATTTACAACCACCCTTCGTACAATCGCCGTGAAGAGATTATCGTCTAGTGCCGTTATATCTTCCTTCGTTGCCGCCAGTGCCTTGTTAAACTGTCGAAGGTCTGACTGTGCCTGTACGTTTGTCGCATTCTTATTCAGCAGATTCTTTTTTAAGTTTTCTGTCGTAATAATCTTATTTATCAGCTTGTTGTATTCCGCCTTCATCATGTCGGTCATTAGTCCGCGTGCCTGTAGTTGCAGGAAGACTCTTTCCTGTTCGAGCAGTTTTTCTAACACTTCGTCCTGTTCTCGCACATCAGCCGTGAAGTACATTTGCTTTAATGGTTTGTGCTTGCCGCGCAGTTCGTTGTACAGCGCGATGAAGCCATCCGCAAGCGTTTCCCTCTTAACATTCTCTGACTTACACTCTTTTGCGCTCCGTGCTCTGACTCCGCATCCATATCGCACTGCTTTGCCCGCTGTTCCGTGGTCTATGCGCAACATTTTTGAGCCGCATACACCGCAGTAGACCATTCCGCGGAACACGTCCTTTACTCTATTTTCCGGTTTAACATAGTCGCAGTTTCGGTGCTTTGCTATCATTTCCTGCGCCCTGTCCCATAGTTCCCTTGACACGATTGCTTCGTGATTGTTTTCTACATAGTAGCTTTCAACACATCCGTTATTCTTGACTTTTTTGCCGCCTACCACTATCCACTTTTGAAGGAGTACGTCCCCTTTGTATTTTTCGTTTTTAAGTATGTAGAGTATCGTTGACGACAGGAACGTCTTTCCGTGGGCTGTCGTTTTGCCTTGCGCGTTAAGTTTCTTTGCTATTGCGGCACATCCTACGCCGTGCACATAGTCTTCGTAGATTTTGCGCACCAACTTTGCTTCTTCCTCTACGACTACCAGTTTTCCATCTTCGTTAAACTTGTAGCCAAGTGGCGTATTTGGGTTGATTATCATCTCCCCGCGCTCAAACCTTTTTCGCACAGACCACTTTACCGCTTCCGACTTTTCTTCGTATTCGCTTTGAGCGATCTGCGCCAGTGAGGTCAGCAGTATGTTGCTTCGGTCAGTTATTGTGTTCAACCTTTCCACATCGAAGACGACTGGTATTCCAAGTTCCTGTAGTCGCGTTACTGCGCGCATTGTGTCTAGTACGCTACGCCCGAATCGTTTTATTGACTTGCAGAATACCATGTCGATTTTTCCAAGTTCGCAATCCTTCATCAGCTGAATGAATGCATCCCTGTTTCTAAGGTATCTACCGCAAACGCCGTTGTCTGCATATACGCCGCAGTTCAGATATTCCGGTGTTTCGTCCATCAGCTTTGTGTAGTACCGAATTTGTTCGGTGATACTCATTTCCTGATTTGCATTTTTCGTGCTTACGCGGCAGTACGCCGCTGTCTTGATTTTCTCCATGTTAATATCTCCTTAATTTATTCCCTTTTAGGGTAGGGACAATTAGGCAGGAAATAATTTCAAAAGTCTAGCAAAAACGGCTAGAAATAATACTTTTGCCAGAACAATGTTTCGTATCTCACGTGTACCGTTTTGGCAAAAAAGAAAAGCATACGAACTAAGCCGTATGCTCTTCTTCAATTCCGTACTTCTGTTTCAGCTTCTGCACAATCAAATCGTGCTCGACCGTAGTGATTTTTCCGCTCCGCATCATGCTCGTCACGATTGCGCAGGCGCACTTAAACTCAAACTTTTGTATTTCCTGTTCCATCGTCTTTGTCCCCTTTGCTTTCCTTCGTGAATTGCTTTATAACTTGGTTACAGCCGGTTGCCGATAGTCCGCTTGCACCGCCTGACAAAACCGCTACTAGCACATTTGGTGCCGCTATGATGTCGGGTACGCCGTAGAAGCAAATCAGTCCAAGCACCGCGCCCAATCCCGCTGATAACAACGGAATAAAACGTTTGAACGTTTCGTTGTTTTTGGTCGCGTACTTGATCAAGTTCACAACCCAATAGACGATAGTCGCTATCGCCGGTACACTGATAATCTGTAAGTAGTCCATATTCCCTCCTATTTCCTTGCATTCTGTTCGAGCAGATACTCGTACAGTTCATCCTTGACCTCTGCGTATGATTCCATTGCTTCACGCATTTCGCCATTTGTCTTGCCGTCTCGTATTGCTATGGCATCTGCATAGGTCAATTTTCCTACTGCATTGATACTTTTAAGTATCAACACGTTTTCCTTGCGCTTCATTTCGTCGCGCTCCTCATCTTTCTTTGCCTTGCGCTTGAAAAATCTCTGCATAAAGAAAAGTGCCATCCCGCTGATGACACTTGCCAGTATGCTCAATACTATTGTTAAAACTTGCATATTCCTCCTCAGCAGTCCTCGGTCGCGCCGACCATGACCGTCTTCAATCTGTTGTAGTAAAACTCCATTGTGATTGCTTCGCCGTCATATTCGCCGCAGTAAACCTCCGCTTGCTGTGAGAGCATTATCGGGTCTGTCACCCATGTTTCATCGAAGCCGTAATCTGCCACAAGCGTTTCATTGCTTATGAAATACTCAATTGGCGCAGGAGTGCTGACACCATAACGATAAGCATTGTCATATATCTGTTGGGGCATTGCCTGTAATGCTATAAGCTCATCCTGCTGTGCGCGCATTTCGGGGTATGTGTCAGCTAGTATCATTCCATTTTCATCGGTTATGTCCTGTGGTTGCACGCCCATTTCGGCGACCTTCGCCAATAAGCCATCGTTCAAAGCCGTGATTCGCTGTTGCAGTTTTGTCAGAAAACCTGACAAAAGCGGTCGGCGTACCTTTTCTTTTTCCCTGTCTTCCGGTGTTTGATAAACGGAAAACGTGACATATACCGACAACCCCATTATTTTGCAAGTATCGAACTCAATCTTGTAGTAGTTGTTTGTTTCGTTCATTAAAATTGCCATATTATTCTCCTAATACATTATGCTTATATAGCCGGGTCCGCCTGAGCCGCCTGACTGCGTGGTGAAAGCTTTGTATCCGCCACCACCGCCGCCTGAGCCAAGTGTGCCGTTTCCACCGCCGCCTTTACTGCCACCGCTTCCGCCCTGACCAAGTGGTGAGCCGCCGCCACCACCGCCGCCTGACGAACCGCCAGAAGAGCCACCACCTCCAGTGAAGTATGTGATTGTCTCTGACTCAGGCGTGTAGTTTGTAAAGTTCACTCCGCTTGTGCCACCAGTGCCATTTCGGGTTGCCCCGCTTGCTCCTGCTTTGCGGGCAACTGCGTATATGTATGTGCCAGTAGCGGGTCCGCTTGTCCCTTTTCCCGCGCCACCACTGCCGCCATTATTGCCACCGCCGTATCCTGACTCACCCGCATAGCACCTGAATTCATCCAGTTTTGAGCCGCCGTTTCTGTATGCTAGAGCATCAGCATAATACGCGATTGAGCTGTCCGCTCCCCAACTTCCGTTTTGAGTACCGCCGCCGCCTGCACCCGATTCACCTATGTAGCACGATATAAACTTGGTGATTTCCAAAAGCAAGAAACCGTATCCTGCTCCGCCGCCACCACCTGCTGATGCAACCGCTGTAGAACCACCGCCGCCGCCACCGCCGCCGCACGTGCAAACAAAGCAGTATTTCGCGGCAAGTGCGGCAGGAATAACGACTGTTCCTGAACCACTGTTAAATGCACTAGTCACAAATATCGAGCCATCAGTTCCGCGCTTGATGAACAAGTTGCCGCTTGTCGATGTTGAATATCTGTATTTACTATATGGTCTGTAACCTTTTGCGGATATCTCATACGACTTTCTTTGGAATGTCGGCCACCCACCATACTTGCCACCCAATGCTTCTTTGCTATAACGGAATCCGCTCACATAGGTTATAAACTGAGCACTAGGATAATTTGTTGCGCGGCTTGCTCCACCAAACCAAAACTTACTAGTATTGATATCTGCTTTACCGCGCTTATCGTCGCTACCCCAAGAGACTTCACACAGCGTATTTACAAAGTCTTGTCCGTTTCTGCTATACCCCATATTCCCTCCTTATGTTGTAGTGTCAAATGTACCCGCCTTAATCTTTGTCACTGCCTGACTGCCCGCAAACACGTTTGCGATATAGGTCAGAACAGAAGCAAGGTTTGTGTTGTTGCCCAAGTAGCTGTTGGCCGCTACCGTAATTTTGCTTGCATCAATATTGCCACTGAGCAGGCTTGTCGGCACTGCTGTTATCGGTATGACTATGTTTGCCGTCCCATTAAAGCTTTGCGCAGTAGCGGTTACTCCCGACAGCCCAATGGTTCTTGCTGTCTGAAGCTTTGTTGCGCTTCCCGCATTTCCTGTTGTCGGTATGCTTGCCGTTCCTGTCAAGAGTGTCGCAGGCACTGCTGTGATTGGTATCACAATTGCCGCTGTCCCATCAAAGGTTTTTGCGGTTGCCGTTACACCTGATATACCTATGCTCCGCGCCGTTGCTAGTTTCGTTGCGCTTGCCGCGTTTCCAGTTTTCTTGACATAGTTCGCTTCAAGGTATTCGGTCGTTATGCCGATATACGCAAGCGAGTTCCACACTGCAACGCCGTTTCCCGCTTTTATCTTCCCTGTGTCGCTTTCTATGCCTAGTTCGCCGACAAGCAGAACTGGGTTTTTGGTCACCCAGTTCGCCGCCGTGTCAATCCTCTGCTGTTGCTTCGCCTTTATAGTGAAGGTTGACATAGCCCACCTCCTTATGCATTGCCGCCGTTAAGTATCACCGTATCAGTCGAATGCACAATCGTTGCGCCATCAGTCAAGCCACCTGAACTCTTTGCAGCATAGTTGCCGTTGAAGTTTGCCGTTGCTCTTGCTTCGGTGTAGTAAAGGTTTGTTCCTTCTGCAACGTCCGAAGTTGTGAGAACAACAGCACCTGTCTTGCCGTTTACGGATAACACGAGGTCGGTCGGCGTGCGGAGCAATACCCAGTTTGCGAGGGTGTTTGCGGGCTTTTGCTTCAAAATATAGCACTTGTTCTCGTCCGTTCTTACGGCAACATCACCAGTCTGCGCATCAAGAGCAAGCATTGCCGCTTGACTTGCGACCTCGAACGTTTCAGAGATTGCGATTGCAGGCAACAGATTCTCGTCAATTTTGCCGTTCTCCAAAACCTCTACCACGTTGCCTGTCGCTGTACCAACATTCTTGCTTGCCGCAGTGCCCGCATCTGTGATTTTTGCGAGTGTCAATTCAGGAATGTCCGCCGCCGAGAGTTGTTCTGCCGCCGTTACGATACCCTTTGCATCTACGGTCAGTTTTGTGTAAGTGCCCGCGCCGACACCACTGTTTTTCAACACGAGGGTGATTGATGCGTTCGCGCTACCGTCAAAACTCGTGGAACCGGTGCCGTCTCCTGTTATACCGATAGTTCTAGCCGTTTTTAACTTTTGTGCGACTTGCGCTTCTGCTACGACAAGGATTTCCTCTGCCGTAACCAGTCTTTTCCATACCGCCGTTGCCGTCTTTGCGACCAATGTGAAAGTTGTTTTTGCCGTGGTGTTTATCCACAACGAACCGATATCATAGTCCACGTCCGTGTTGGTCGGATCTACCGTGTTCAACTGCACCTCATGCGCACTGGCATATTTCAAGGTGTTCCAAGTGGTTGAACCATCACCGATTTTGAACTTCCTCGTATCGTTCTCAATACCGATTTCGCCCTTCAACAGTATCGGATTTTCCGTTACCCAATTTGCCGCGATGTCGTTCCTTATCTGAATTCTGCTCTCCAAAGTAAAATTACTCATTTGCTGTACCTCCGTTAATGATTTTTATGTCTTCATAGTTACTGCCCACGCAGTAGTATTTCAAGTTGTCTTCGTCCCACCTGTAAGCCTTGTTTGCCGCCTTGTCCAAATAAACCACTGAACTATTGCCTACGTTCGGGAACTCTAATTTGCTTCCGTATTGCTGAGATTTCAGTTGCACCTCAATCGTGCTTTTCGGGTTGTCTATCAATACAATCGTCGTGTCGTTTTCCACTCCGTTGTAGTTCCTTGTTACCCTGCTGAACTGTCCAACTTCAGCTTCTATCCGTATCACCTTTTCCTTCATGCGCTACCTCCTGCTAGTTTCGTTGCCGACTCATACACCTGCAACTCGCCCCTAGCGATTGTGTATATGTCCTCGCCCTTTCCCTTGTAATCGAACTTGCAGTCGTAGTCATAGTTCAGACATTTCAGCGTTTCCGTTTCCTCAGGGGAAAATGTCATCAGCAAATCGTTGCCATTGACCAGTTGCATATTCTCAGGAAATCGCCGTTGTAGTATCGGCTTGTTCCTCGGCATGCATATTGAAAACGTGAATCTGTCTTCACCTGATATGGGATAAAAAGAGCCGTCGTCCATTTCTATCAGAATGTTTACGACGGCTATGTTCAGCGTGTCTCCACGTATAACCTTAATATTTGCCATATTCCCCCCCATTAACTCGTAGTGTCAAAGGTGCCTGCTTTGATTTTCGTTACTGCTTGACTTCCGAGGAATACGTTGGATATGTAGTTCAACACCGCATCAAGGTTTGTCAAATTGCCCAGTCCGGCACGCGCTGTAACTGTTATACCAGTTCCTGAGAAGGTTGCTGTCATAGTCCCATCTGCCGCTACCGTAACATTCGAGCCACCTTTGACCGCTCCGACAGCACTTGCCGTTGCAACTGGCAACCTTCCCCTGTCTAGCGTTCCTGTCAATAAGCTGACTGGAATCGCCGTTATCGGAATTGTGATATTCGAGGTTCCGTTGAAGCTCTGTGCTGTCGCCGTAACGCCACTTAAACCGATTGTTCGTGCGGTTTGTAGCTTGGTTGCGCTACCCGCGTTGCCGCTCGTAGGAATGCTTGCAGTGCCTGTCAAAAGCGTTGCCGGTATTCCGGTTATCACCAACGTAACGTTGCCGCTTCCGTCAAAGCTTACTGCTTGCGCTGTTACTCCCGATAATGCGAAAGTACGTGCCGTTTTCAGCTTCGTTGCCGTTGCCGCATTACCTGTTGAATCAAGCGCAATCGTGCCAGTTAACAGACTTGCAGGAACTGCCGTAATCGGTATCGTTATCGCCGACGTGCCGTTGAAAGACCTTGCCGTTGCTGTTACTCCCGATAGTCCTATGCTTCGCGCAGTTTCCAACTGCTTTGCCTTAGTCGCAAGGGCAACCTCGCCGCTTATTTTGCTCCCGCTGATAGTACCGCTTATGTCCGATTCCGTTATCACATCCTTGAAAGCGCACGCCTTCAAGTCGGCAAACCATTTCCGTGCTTTGCCTATGGCAACCTTCAACGTTTCGCTTGCCGCTATGTTTTCTCTGCTACCATATACCACGCTTGCTATCGTTGCGTTTTGCACCTCAGCCGACGTGATTTTTGTGTCCTGCGTTTCCTTCAGATACTTTTCGTTTTCGGCGAGGTTGTTAAAGATTTCAGGTTTTACTTCGTCTTGAATCACGTAGTTGCTTCTTGGCTCATTCCACGTCGCCATCTAATAACCTCCCTCTTGTTTCTTGTTGTAGACCGCCGTCAAACTTGTAGCGATTGTATTCGTTTACGCATTTGTCCGTCGTTCCATATCTGTCTCTTGTTACGAAAGTGTCCTGCAAACCTAGTCCCGGGTCTCCGCGCCACGATATTTTCACGTTTCCGTTCCCCTGTCTCAGTCTGCTCAAAAGCAATTCTGCAATCTCCTGCGCCCTATCATAACTCTGGATCAGGTCACTGCTTTCGTAAATGTATTCTTGTTTGCCCCAGGCTTCGATGCTTTCTTCGTCTGTTGCAACGACGGTCTGTGTCGATGTTGACATTGACATTCCCTTTATCGTTACCGTGATGACCGCCGCCGTAGTATTGTTGTTCTTTATTGTGAACTTTCCACCGTTCACTCCGCTATCGAAGTTTATCACCTGTATTCCAGCACTAGGTTGCATACTAATAAACGCATCCGTTATCAGACTGCCATAGTCGACCGTCAGGGTTTTCTGCGTTCCCGCATCGATGCTCACATAACCCTCATAAGCCGTAACCTGTGTTGTCGTAACTTCAACGTCCGTGTACGCTACCTCTACATAATTGCAGAAGTCCGTCTTGCGTGTATGCTTTTCAAAACTGGTTATCTTGTCCGCGCCGATCGGAAAATCCCTTGTGCTGATTCTCTCTTTTTGTATGGTTAGAATATCGTTTCTGTCCACGAATGCGTTGCATAGCCCCGCGTAGCACACCGACTGCAAGCTGTCCCAACTCGTTCCCTTTTGCAGGAACGCCCTGTCAATCAATTCCGTTCTCAGCGTTTCGTCTATACTGTATTCTGAAGGCTTGAAGCCACTCTGTTTCAGTATGTCTTCCGCGATGTCGTAAAGGTTTGCCATCTCCGTATATGGATACCCGACATACGTTATTCGCTGTAGCCGGTCTAGTTTGTCAACGCATTTCAGTTTCACCCACACATCGCTTTGTGGCACGCTCCAATCATCAGAATAAAACGTGCCAAACTTGGTATATTCGATTGTGCCGTCTTCCTTCTCTACGCCGATGAACGGTATTACCTTCCTGCCCAGTAGCACCAACGATTTCAAGTATCCCCTATCGAATTTCCTGTTCTTGTTGAATATCGTAAATGATGCCGTATCGCTGTTAATTCCATACCCAACGTCTCCGTCTTTGCACAGTTCTTCAAGTATTTCAAACTCTTTTAGGTCGGAGCCGGTGTATTCTTCCTCGACAATATCGAAGTATTGCAACAGCTTCGCTTTTGCGTTCGGCGCGCTCCATTTCAGGATTGTCATCCTTATAGACGTTATCCCAACAAGAGGGACCGCGTAGTGTATCTGAACACCTACCTTATCATTTCCCCGCACTGGACGCGTATCAACCAAATTCTCTCCCTGATAAATGCTCAGGTCAAAATCGACTGGGTACTGCATCAGTTTGTTGTCTCCAAGCAACGTCCACCGTATCATCGGTCTTTCGATGAAGTTTAGCTTTATCCACGGCGGGTTCTGAAATACGCCGTTCTCGTCACAGTGAACATCAGACCACCAACCTGTTATCAGTCCCCGTCCGTTCATCTGATGCCCGCCGCCCATCGTAGAGTTTCCGTCCATCGTGCAAGCCTTTATAGTCGGTGTCAGATGACTGCCGTAAACTTGTTCGGGGTACGATATCTCTCCGTTTCCCGAAGTCTCCACCGACAAGTCCATCGAGATTTCGCTGTCCGCGTATACAATGTTTACCTTGCCGAGCACGTGTCTCGGGTTACTCGCATAACTCATACGCTACCTCTCCTCGAATGACACGTTTACTTCTTTCCACAATAGACCGCGTGTTCGCACGTCATAATACGGTGTGTACGTGATTTCGCCCGCGTGACCTGTTATGTTAAGCATTTCGCCGCTGTCAGGGTCGTTGTATTCCACTACTGGAAAACTGCTTCCGTTCACTTCGTCCGTGAGTTTTTTCAGGTCTGCGGTTGTTAGATAGTCCCATGTAAACGACACCTTGTTTTTTACAGCGATTATGTCTGCGACCAAGGTGCCGTCTATGGTTCTGTCTGTCTTTTGTATTTTATATTTTGACTGGCTAATGCTAGTCGGGTTGCGCGTTAACGACTTGCTGTTTATTTTGAAATAGTCCATCTTACACCCCCGCTATCACTATGCCGTTTCTTCTGAACTCCTTCGTTAGACTTGGGAGTATCACTCTGGCGAACACCTGACCGTCTATGGAAAGTTCCACTGGTTCGTTGCCGCCTTTATTTGTTGTTTGCATGAAGCTCATTGCGCTCAGTATGCTGTTTAGCATCCCAGTATCGTCCCTCTGCGGTGCGCTCACTCCACCAAGATTTGCCAACGTGCTTGCCGTCATATTCACTGCCGCTTCGATGTCAGGTAGTTTTGTTTTAATGCCTTCCGCGAACATATCCATCATGTTCGGCATCCACTCATCCGCCGTGTGTCCGGGTCCCTTCTTTGTAGGAGAACTGAAACCCAAGAAGTCTTTAATCTTCTGTCCTACGCTCTTGATGCTGTCGCCTACGCAATCTATTGCCGCGTTTATGCCGTCCACGATGCATTGAATGAGATTTTTGCCCCAGTTATATGCATCTTTAAACAAGTTGCTGAACCAGTCGCCTATCTTGCCGAATATGCCAGTTATTGCTGTCCAAATGTTCTGTGCTCCGTTCTTGATGCCAGTCCACAAGTTTGCAAACCAGTCGCCAACTATGCCGCAGATTCGCTTTGTTTCTGCGACAAAATCAATGCCAAATCCGCTGAAAAAGCCGAGGAAAGCATCAACGAAACCTTTCGCAAAGTTTTTCATTCCTTCCCACAAGTGCTCGAAGAAACTCGAAACACTTGAGCCTGCACTCTTCATGTGCGACCACGCGCCGTCAAGGTCGCCCGTAAGCAAGCAGACGATTGCGCCAACCACGTCTATCACGATTTGGAGAACGTCAAGGGCTGCCTGAATCAAGGGTCCTAGTGCCTGTATAATTCCGTTTATCACGCCTAATGCCGTAGCAAGAAGTCCCGAAAGCACTCCACCAATAACCTTCAAAAGTGGCTCAAACAGTACCCACAGTTCCTGAAGCAAGTTCCATAGTGACGCGAAGACGCTCTTTATTTGCTCCCAAATGGGTGTCAAATAACCGAGGAACACGGTTACGCTCTTTATAAGTTGGTCAAGCACGGCTACGACAACATCCCATATCGTGTTGAAAATCGTCTTCACGCTCTCCCATAGCCGTTGTCCGTTTTCTTCCCACCATGCCACAATGAATGAAATCGCCGAAGTTATTGCTTGCTTTATGCCGTTCCATATCTGAACTACCGCATCCCTGAATGCCTTATTGTTCTCCCACAAGTATAAAATGCTAGAGACAAATTTTCGGATTAGAGATACTACAACTCCAACTACGAACACAATCACATCTGCCATTTTCTGAAACACTGCCTTCACTGATTGCAAAACCAGTTCGCCATTTGTGTCCCACCACGCCTTAATCGCGTTCAAAGCCTTGATTATTCCGCTTTTTACTCTGCTCCACAGCTTCAAAACTTTATTTCTGAATTCATCGTTCGTTTTGAAAAGATAGACAAAAGCCGCACCCAGAGCAATGACCGCGGCGATAACAAGTCCAATTGGCGACGAGCACATGCTTATCAGCTTCAACAACTTACTTCCGACCTTTACCACTTTCCCCAATATGAGGAACGTGGGTCCTATTGCCGCCGCTACCATTGCGATTTTGACGACCAATGTCTTCGATACGTCTGCTAGTCCCTGAAACTTTTCAAGCAACGGCATCATGTATTTTTCCATGAGTTCGCGTATCATCGGTATCAGGATATCACCAATTGAAATAGCGACCTCTTCCATCATCGACTTCATCAGCTTCGCCGAGCCTTGCATCGTGTTTACTTGCTTCGCCGCCATTTCGGCAGCAGAATTTGTGCCGGTTATCGCTTCAGTCGTGTCCCTTATCGCATCGCCGCCTTGCGCAAGCAGAGCCATCATTCCGGGACCCGCACGCGCTCCGAACACTTCCATCGCCTGAGCAGTTGTCAAACCTGATTCGCGTAGTCTGTCTACTATGTCAGCAAAATTGTTTGTCGTGGGGTCCAGGTCTTTCAACTGCAACCCCAAGTCTTCAAAGATTTTCTTTGCGCTTGTCGACGGATTCATCAACGCCACCAGTGATTGTCTCAACGATGTGCCCGCCATGCTTCCGTCATAGCCCGCGTTGTACAGAACTGATAACGCACCAGTGGTTTCTTCAAGACTCCAACCCAAGCTGTTTGCTACGGGTCCCACATACGCCATCGAGTTGCCTAGCTTTTCTAGTGTTGCTTGCGAATAGCCGATTGCAGAAGCGAATACGTTTGACACGCTCTCTGCTTCGCTCGATTCCAGTTGAAACTGGTTGAGCGTTGCGATTACTGTGTCTGTAGTATATGCGAGGTCATTTTGTGTCGCTGATGCGAGGTTCAATATCGGTTGAATGGCTTGCGCCATCTGCTCCGCCTTGTAGCCTGCTGATGCCATATAGTACATAGCATCTGCCGCTTCGCTTGCGCTGAACACAGTTGTCTTGCCCATCTCTCGGGCAACATCTGTCATTTTCTGCAGTTCTTCGCCGGTAGCACCTGAGACCGAAGCCGCGTTTGCCATCGATTGTTCGAATTGTCCACTGGTTTCCAGTGCTTGCTTTGCTAGCATAACAAGCGGCATCGTGACCTTCATCGTCATCGAAGTGCCAATACTGGTGAGACCTGAACTGAGTTTCTGCAACTTTGTTTGCGCTGTTTTTAATCCTTTGCTTAAACCTGAGATATCTGCTCCGATTTTCACGACCAGATTTCGAATAATCGCCAAAGTCTCACCCCCTTTTTCTTGTCAAGTTTTTATGCCAACTTTTTTGTCAAGTTTTTATGCCAATTATTTTGTCCTAGAGGAAAACTCCCTTTTCCCTCGCCATTGCCAATAGCACCATATCCCCCTTCGTCATCTTTTTTGAAGGCTTGTCTATTTCCTTCAAGACCTTGTTTAGTCTCGGTAGTTTTTTGTGCCGCGCAAAGTATTCCGTATAGTACGCTTGGGTTATGTCCCGCTTCAGCACTTCCTTTGCTTTGAACGTATAGTTCTCTGCAAGCAGGCTTATTTCAAACGGTGTATAATCCCAAGCGGCTATCGGATCGAGCCCAAGACTCCGTATGGCAAACAGATAATAATCGCTTATGTCCCAGTCATTATCCGAGACTGGGGTGTTCAGTTTTTTTCTTTACTTCCGAACGCCACTGTGAATGCTTCGCCCAGTTTTTGAGCTATTGTTCCGATATCAGAATAATCGTCAATCAGTTCCCCAACCTTTTCGGGTGTGAGTTCCTTGTCTTCGTGGCACAACCCCGCAAACAGAATTGTTCTGAGATTGCCCATCGACAAGTTTTCAAGGTCAAGTTTCGTGATAGGCTTCCCTGTCATTTCCTCGACCTTGACCAGAGCGTTCATGCCGTATCTGAGGTTTCTCGCTTTATCGAGTTCAACCGTTACCGTTTTCTTTGCCATGCGTATTCTTCCTCCTAGTTAAATGAAATTGCGCCGTTGCCTGTAAACTCAATGCTTACCGAAACAACGTCATCGACGGGGTCTTCAATGCTCAGCGAACTGATTATTGCCTTGCCGCCGTAGTAGTGCGTACCGTCCACATAGAACTTAACGTCAACCACTGTGCCGTTCAGATATGCTTCTTGAAGTGCCGCCTGCCCTGTTTGGTCGTCGTGAATGTTGAAATCACCGTCTGCTGATGCCGTCCATTCTTTCAAGCCTGCGATATAACTCTTCCAATCCTCGCCGAGTGCGGTTGTTTCGAGCGTGTCAAGTGAAAGGTCAATCGACCAATTCTTGATGCCAACCACGGTTGCGGGATTATCGTTGCCAAGCGCAAGTTTTCCGCTTTTTCCTGCTATTGCCATTCTTATACCTCCATGTAATCGAATTCAAATTCGAGTATGTTTGAATACTCTTCTGTTTTGTAGTTCGTCATCGAATCGCCGTCCGACGACAAGTCGCTGAGTGTGTGCGTTGCTTGTATGTTTATACCGCACATATCTCCGCTAAAGTCTTGCAGTACCGTCTTCAAAACGCGCCCTGTTTGCCGCGCCTTACCGAAGGTTGTGTTGTGCACCGAGAACTGCACGATTTGCCGAACAAAGCCTGTTTGGCGTTGTAATCCGTCGCCATATGTCGTTGTTACTGGCGTGTACACGATAGAAGGTAACGTCGGCTGTTGTGGCAGAATAATCGGGTATATTCGATTGCTCACAACTTTTTGCAGTTTCTTGTTTTGCAAAAGGTATTGAGCCATACACTCAAAAAAGTCCATCACATTCTCCTTCCAACAGCGTCGGAAACCTCCGCCGATATTGCTTCATTGATTTTGTCAACGTTTTCGTCAACTGCTTGTCTCATAAATGGATTCGCAGGACGACCACGTGCGCCTAATTCTACGAAAGTGCCATATTTCAGGCTCTTGTCATAGTCGATTTTCACGTCCGCCTTCGTTGGTTTCTGTGTGTTTTCTGTCATATTGAGACTGTCTCGAAGTGCTCCTGTGTCAACTGGACATCGTTCCTTTGCTTCGTCAAGTGCTATCCTGCCGCCTGCCTTCGCCGCTTGCATCAGAATGTCAGCGGCAGCTTCGTCCATCGCTTTAAGTCTTCTCACAAGTTTCTGACCGCCTTCAAGGCTCACTCGGACTTTCCTTTGTTTCGCGCTGTATCCCATCGATAATCTCCCTGACTGATACCTCAGTCCATCTGTGCGTTGTCGTTATGTCCTTGACCGACACTACTTCGTAGAACTTGTCGCCGTACTGAATTCTGTGCTTAATGCTCATTGCAGGATAGAAGCGCATGGTTACACGCGCTTCCTGAAATCCCTGCACCTGCTCGTTGACTAGGTTTTCCCTGCCAATTCCCGGTTCGATTTTTGCCCACACTCTGCCGACGATTATCCAGTCTCCAACTTCCGCACCGTAACTGTCGCGCTCCACGTGCTGTTCGAGTACGTTTATTCGTCTGTTCAAATCGCCTATTGTCATCAAAATGCCTCCTTGCGGTATGCAAACGTCATTCTTCTGATCAGGTCGATTAAGTCCGCCGTGTTTAGTCCTTCCTTGCCGCCTTGACGGTTTTCGTATAAGGTTGCAACTGTCAGAAGCACCGCTTGGCGCACAGTTTCGGGTATCGTTTCAAATTCCGTCATTTTCCGGCGCAGTATGTCTTCGACCAACTCCGTTGCCATGAGGATTAAAGAAGTGACGAGGTTGTTTTCCTCGTCACCGTCTATCCTCAAATATTCCTTTACTTCGTCAAGCTCGAACATGGTCAGTTCCTCTTCGCCAATGCAACGAACGGAGACACCGATGCGCTTCCCTTATAAGGAATGAGCGGCTTGTTCCAAATCGGCTGACCGTCTACGCGGTAGATGAAACGGAACACGTTTTCGTCGTACAAGAAACGAACGTGAATCGAACTTGCAGACTGAACGCCACCCTTGTCAATCAGCAAATACTGGCTGACATCGGCGAGTATGATATCGCCAACTTCGCCTGCCGCAGAGCACTGCTCAAGGGGAACAACAGGACGACCAAACAGCGTGCCGTAAGGTTTCTCCGACAGACCGCCTGCGGGAATATATACGGGTTTATCGCCGATTTTGAGTGTGTAAAGGTACGGTTCGATTTCTTGGTTGATGTACCACACGCAGTTCGCTCTGCTTCTTGCCCACATGCGATTCCACATTTTGATAAGGTTTTCAACCGTAATCTTGTCGGTCTGATTTGCTTCCTTTGCTACGGTAACAAGTGCGCCGCAGTTCAGAATGCCGAGAGGTTCACCCTCGCCAGTACCTGCAAGAATTGCATCGTCGATTTTGAAACCGAACTCCTCTGCAAATGCTTCTCTGATAACGCTTTCAAGCGCGGCGGCATCCTGCAAAAGTTCGTCGGTTGCATAGCACAGACCAGTCAGTTTCTTGAGCGACAACTCCATCTGTCTGAACTTGGGTTTGCTTCCGGTAATCTCGTCTGCTTCACCTTCCCAGTAGGTTTGAATGCCACCCCAACGACTGCCATTCGCGCGGCTCTCTTCATCAACGCTGTTGATTTTCAAACCGTTGCTACCCGATGAGATAGGTATCTTCTTGACCTTGCTTGCGAGAATGCCTGTCTCGTATGTGCGCTTCAACAGCGTGCTGACGAAGTCCTGCTGAACGAGGAAGCCACCATCACTGGGTGTGGTTTCGTTTGCGCCGCTTGCCACTCTGTTCGAAAGACGAGCATCAACCTTGCCGCCCGGTGCCGCCGAACGATAGACCGCCATCATCTGCTCGCCCAAGCTTGCAAATCTCTTGGTGGTGTCGGAAGGTGCACTCTTTACTTCGGGTTCTTCGTTTCTTGCTTCCTGCGCATCCTCAGGTTCGTAGGCAAGCATTTTCTTTGAACGAGTAATGCTTTCGTCCCAATTCCTGATTTCCGTTTCGAGTTTGTCCACTGCTTCCTTTTCGCTGTCGCTCAGGAATCGTGATTCATCCTCTGCCTTCTGAAGAATTGCCATCGCCTTCAAGCGACAGTCTTCTCTTTTTGCTTCCATTTCCATGACCTTTTTAATATTCATTGTGTTTCCTCCACTATATGTTTTTGAATTTGTTGATAAGTGTTTGTAGCTTCTGCTTTTCTTTTGCTTCGGCAGCAAGCTTGTCCGCTGTGTGTTGCTCCTCGGCTTGCTTTGCTCTGTACTCGTTGTAGCTTTCCATCGCACGAACGCCGACATCCGTTGCCGTGTATGCGGGGAATGTTACTGGCGATACGTCATACAGCTTGACCTTTTTGAGTTCCCTCACGTCATAGCCATCCTCATATCGCCATTCGTCTTCCTCGACAACAAAGCCAATCGACATTTGGTTGATATCGCCACGTCCAATCGAAGTCCTCAGGTCTTTCGCCCAAGTTGTATTCGGAGGCAAGATTTTCACAAGCAACCCTCTTTCGTCTTCGGTCAAACTCAAGGTGCCTGCCTTGTTCCTGCCGAGCACATAATTCGGGTCATGATTGAAAAGAGCGCGTATGTCATCTTGTCCAAGACTGTCCATAAACGCACCCTTCCTCACCTTTTCTTTGAACGGGAAGATGCCACCGAGTGTCTCAGACCAACTGTCGAATACTGCCGCATGTCCCTCTATGAAATTCTCGCCGCCGTCATCGTTGACTCTGAGTTCCACAAAAGGCAATGTTCTAATTTCCTTTTTGCCCTGTTCCATCGTTTCCTCCTTGTTCTATATTTTGTTGTCCTGCGCTGACCATGTTGCCATTGACCAAGTACGCATTTCCACCTTGCTCTTCGGATATCGGGTTCATTTCCTCCAATGCTCGGATTTCATTGATACTCATCCATCCGTTCTGCCTTGCCGTAGCGTAGCCTTGCGTTCTTGTTGCAAAGTCGCCGCGCAACAAACC